ATCTACCAATGATAATGGAATATTATATTCTTTACATTTAAATTCTAATTTTTGTTTGAATTGATAAAATCTTAAACTATAAGCAATTCTTTTATAAATGGGTAATAAATTATTTTTCCTTTTATTATTATTATTATTATTATTATTATTATTATTATTATTATTTTTATTATTATTATTATTATTATTATTATTATTATTATTATTATTATTGTTATTATTACCATTAGATGCTATATCTTTGGTACGGTAAAAATAAAAATCTAGAAAGATTTTTATTTTTATCCTAGGATCATAAAATTCTTAAAAGAATTTTATGATCTTACTCCAATTCCCAATTAATATGCATCTAATTTTTTCATTATTTATTAAATAATTAATTGATTTCCAATGTAAATCTGTTACTTTATTATGTATATTATTTTGAATTTTTTCACACATCTTACGAGATTTTTTATTATTTATACTTTTATGTCTATCTATTCTTAATAAATCATTTTTAATGTTATCCATTATATTATTTCCTATTTTATATACATTATTTCTACCTATACCAGATAAAAATGTTAATACACTCATTTTTATGAAAATTATTAAAAATTTCATAAAAAATACTATTTTTATCGTATTCATTTTATAAATTTTATATAGTGCATTTAAAATAATATTTAATAAATTTATATAATTTTGTGAGTTATAAGTATTTTATTTAAAAAATGGATATATTTAATGAGCATAGAAAAAAATACGTGTATTTTTTTCTATGCAAAAATTATTTATCAAAGATAAATAATTTGTCATTTTTTATGAAATTTTTTAATAATTTTCATAAAAATGGATGTATTTTAATAAATCATTATTACTTGCAAAATTATATAAATTTATTAAATATTATTTTTAAATACACAATAAATTTTATAAAATAAATATGGCGATATAGTATTTTTTTCTATGTTCATTAAACATACCTAATTTTAAATTAAATAATTATTATTTTAAAAATTATATAATTTTATTAAATATTATTTTTAAATACATGATTATGATAAATCTAATATTTATCATAATCTTAAGACAGAAAAAAAAGATTTCCTGTCATTCTTAATAATTTATATCAAATGAATATTTTTTATTTTTAATAATTTTCATAAAAATGAATGTATACTTGATAATTTTTATAAAATTAATATAATTAAATAGGAATAAAAAAGATATACATATTCTTTTTTATGAAAATTATTAGGTGTATTTAAAAATAATATTAAATAAAATTGTATAATTTTTCATTTTTTATGAAATTATTGATAATACACTCATTTTTATGAAAATTATAAAAAATTTCATAAAAAATACCGGATTGACGTATTCATTTTATAAATATTATTTAGTGTATATAAAAATAAATTTTAATAATTTTATATAATTTTGCTAGTAATGATTATTTTATTAAAAAATAGGTATATTTAAATGATTTTTCATTTTTTATGAAATTTTTAATAAATTTTATAAAAATGGGTGTATTTCATTATTATAAATGTTGTCATTATAAATATTATTATTAAACCAAAAATTGTCATTATAAATATTATCATTTATTGAATCAAATATTGTCATTATAAATATTGTTATTTATTGTATCAAATATTGTTATTTATTGTATCAAATATTTCATTATTATAAAAATTGTCATTTATTGAATTAAATATTGTCATTATTATAAATATTGTTATTTATTGTATCAAATATTTCATTATTATAAAAATAGTCATTATAAATATTATAATTTATTGAATCAAATATTGTTATTTATTGTATCAAATATTTCATTATTATAAAAAATTGTCATTATAAATATTATCATTTATTGAATCAAATATTGTCATTATAAATATTGTTATTTATTGTATCAAAGATTTCATTATTATAAATATTGTTATGTATTGAATCAAATATTTAATTATTATAAAAATAATCATTTATTGAATCAAATATTGTAATTATTATAAATATTATATTAAATCAAATATTGTCATTATAAATATTATAATTTATTTAATCAAATATTGTAATTAATTTATTGAAGCAAATATTGTTATTTATTTATAATACACTAATTTTTCTAAAAATTATTAAATATTTCATAATAAATAAAAAATATGTATATTCCTTTTATGCCTATTTAATTAATTCATATAATTAATTATTATTTATAAAAATAATAACAATATTTAATAGGCATAAGAATATGTATTTTTTCTTTGAAATATTGTTATTATTTTTATAAATATTGGTATACATTTAAAAATATATATATTATTATTATATAATTAATGGTTAAATATGATTTATCTCATTTAACACAAGAAGAACACCAAAATGTTTCAGGTCCTATACAAGATGATGAAGCGTTATTCTTATATTCAATTATTAGAGGTTGTAGATTAGAAAGAATTTTAGAAATAGGTGGTCTAAATGGATATAGTGCTACAAATTTTTTGAAAGCTTTGTCTTTCAGTAAAAATAGTATATTATATACTTGTGATTTAAATTACATTCCTATTCTAGCACCTAATCATAAAGTTATTATTAAAAATGCTTTAGATTTAAGTACTACTGATCTTGATAATAAACCATTAGATTTAATATTTTTTGATTGTCATGATATGATACAAATGGATATTTATCATAAATTACGTGAGGATAATATTATTAATGATAATACTATATTAGCTTTGCATGATACTAATTTACATTATCCACCTTATCATCATTGCGGTATATATATTGAAAATGAGGATGGATATGCTCATCAACCTATTGAAAGAAATATGGTTAATATTTTTAAAAATATGGGTTATGATATATTCAGTATATCTACAGATTCTACTAAACATAGTGATGACTTTCCTGTTCGTCATGGTATAACTGTCTGTAAAAAATTTAAATTTTTATCGGCATAATACACTTATCAAGTTTAAATTACACCTATTTTTAAGAAAATTATTAAATATTGCTATTATTTTATAAATAATAATTATTTATAAAATATATGAATTTAGTAAATATACTTTATGAAATGAATATGATTAATTAGTCATAAAAAAAATATACTATTCTTTTTTATGCAAAAAAATATTTATCTTTGATAAATATTTTGTATCTTTTATGAAAATTTTCATAAAAATGAGTGTATATTAATTGATGAAAAAATAATTCTATATGATTATTCTTAGAATTATATTTATAAAAAAATTTATATTTTAATTGAATATAATTAGATATACTATATGATTTAAATATTATAGAATTATAAAATTTAACATTGCTAAAAATAATTTATTATTTTTTTGTAATATAGTTTTATTACTAATTTTATCTTTATTATTTTTTATAAATTTTTCTGTTTCATTAATATTTTTTTAAATTAATTTAATTTAATTTAAAAAACATTAAATATTATAAATCATTTATATTTAAAAAAAAAGTAATATTATCGCAGTATAATTTTAATAATTTATTCAATTTATAATTTTATAAATTAAATAAACTAAATATAACCACAATTATATATTATTATACACCCATTTTTATAAAATTATATATATAGATGTTCGAATTGTTCAATTAAATATATAATGTGTGTACCTTTGTTTCGTTCAATTTATATTTTTATTAAATTCAATAATATAATAAATATTATTTATTCATATAATATTTATTATATTCATCATTTCTAGTATTTATTATATTACTCATTTTAATATTTAATTATTTTATAATGCACTCATTTTTATGAAAATTATCAAAAATTTAATAAAAAATACTAGTCATATTTATTTTGTAAAAATTATTAAGTACGAGAAATAAAAAATCTTTGATTTTCTGTTTTAAGATTGGGATAAATAAAAAATTTATCCCAATCATACATTTAAAATTTTGTGAATAATAATTATTTAATTAAAAATTTCATAAATAATGAAAAATTATTTATGAAATTTTTAAGAATATTTTCCATATACACCTATTTGTATATGGAAAATATTATATTTATTTTTTAGATAATACACTATTTAATAATATCAGTATATATTATTATCACATTCAATTTAATTCAATAAGGCTAATAGTCTAATATTTATAAATATGTATATAATTTAATTATTGATAATAATTTATTAAAAAATATTTTTTATTAGATTTACACTTATATTAAAAAATTAAATTAATTTATAAAAAATCTAATAGTCGCGTATTATATTATATTATATTATAAATTAATTTAAATAATATAATTTATAAATACAAAATTGAATAGGAAACTATTATTATGTATTATTACTATATTAAATTCAACAAGGTTATCATATTTATTATTTATATATCTAATTACAAAGATGAATCTTTATAAATAATTTTTTCTGGAATAAGTATCATAATTATAAACATCAATTACTAATTTATCTATCTTCGACGGTAAATAAGACCATTGTTAATGTAAATCTCCATGTCGAACAATGCCTCAACATTCAGAGCTACACGTTTGCATTTACACAGATGTCCGACCATAAAGATCATTTTATTACTATAACAACTAAAAAATAGATTTAACTGCTGAATGTATTTGTCAAAGTCAACATCAACAATCGGTTCATCAATTATAATTATTTCGCGATTGGTTTTATCCGTGATATATCCGCGATTCCACAAGATCAAACGGCTTTTCTGCCCACCAGAAAGCGCTTCATGGATATACATATCATATGGATGTGTATGAGCACTAACATCTGGATTCTTGCTCTTGATTTGTGTAATGATGCGATCATGTTCATCTAGATCCCATGCATTTAATAAATAATGTTTTACAACTTCATTATCTTGTTCATTCTTAAAAAAGTTCCTAAGTGTAATGAGGGATGTCGGCATACGTTCTTTGATTTCCTGAAAGTAATCAGCAACAGTACAATACAATGCACTACCTTCCACTTGAATCCCTGTTGATGATCTAATGTCAATGTTAGATTTATTCAACAAACCAAATAAACCTTTCAAAAAAGATGACTTACCCATTCCGGTTGGTCCTTCGATCAGAATCTTCATACCTACTTGCAAAACAAGATTACCAAAGGTTGGATCTAGTTTTATACTATAATTGCCTCTGCAAATTTCAACTTTCTTGACTAGGAAAGTGTCTATCCCAAGATTTTGTCTAATGGGATCTTCACATGTAACTGTATCATTATACATATCTAAAAAACTAGTATAGTCGATCTTCATCCGTTCATAAGCAGTATTGAACCGATTGAAAGATTCGATTGAACTTGTCAAATTTTTGATAGCCATACTAATCAACAAAAACATACCAATATTGTGAATTGTAAAATACATATATAAAAAAGCAACAATAGCTAGAAACACATTGCTAATGCTTCCAATACTATCCCAACTTTTTGCACTATTGTAACAAGTTTTTTCAATGATATTATACAATGATACCATTTCTTCTATTGAATCCTCACGATACTGAAAGGAAACGCCTCTTAGTTGAACAAGTGCTTTTGCATTACGTCTTTTATCCTGTTCTTTCTTAACATACTTAGAAAATTGTATTTGCAACTTTCTAAGAATAAAATAGTGAAAAATTCCAAAAGCAGTAATGACTGCGAAAAACTCTTTAACGAGAGACTTGACATATACCATCATTAACAAGCTTACAGTAGAGCTTCCTAGTGCAATAATTGTTCCAAGCCCCCATGTAATCATATTAACAATGGCGGTCCTAGCATTTACCATTGCATCATCAAACTTTGGAAAGGACTTTTCATGTTTAGATTCTTGGCTAATATTGTAGTATTTGACAAGATGACCCTTAATAAAAATTATTGAAACACGGTAGGTAAGAAGACTAGTAAGAGGAGTTAATATTAGACCTTCAATAATCGGTGCAACTAATGTAGTCAACAAATAGGTCATAAAGAGATTAAACTCTCCTGAAGAAATCTTAATCATTAGGTTAGCCTGATACAGTGTAAGGATGCCTGATGTTGCAATTGACACTACAACAAATGCCCAAAATTGTGGCATTACCTTCACTATATCATATATATCGCATATCATCGGCATATTTGATACTTGATCTTTAGAAAAAGTCAAATTTCTTGTTATTTTAGTTTAATCCCATGTAAGGGTTATGGTGAGAATTGAAGATTCTTTTTACCCACTTAAAATGAATATGGTATTTTTTTTTTAAAAAGTAAACAATAATAAAAAAATATTTCAATTTTTTATTATAATAATATATATTTTACGTAAATAATTCATAATTTACATTTCCTTTTATTATATCAGAATATGATGCCCGTTGTTTACCTACTTTTGGATTACAAATATACCATTTCCCATCGGGTTGTAATTTTTTCCAATATTGATCAATAGCATAATCATATTCTTTATAATTATTATTTAAATAACTATTTTCTAATAATTTTTCTCCTTCTATAAAATTATTTAATAAATAATTTTTTGCAAATTTTTTTGTAACGATATATCCTGAGGTTGTTTGAGCATTATTAATTTTATTAATAAAATTATAGCCACTCGGAACCATATTTATTACATGACCTGCTAATAATATAACATCAAAATCAATATTATTATTAAATATATTATATAATTGAGTTTTAAATTCTTTTTTTGATACTGTAAATTCAAAATCATCTTCAAAAATGATACATGTATTATGAGGTGATTGTATAAAATCCATCAAAGTGTTTATATGACTTTTACTACATCCTATAGCTCCTTTATCATGATATATTGCTGATATCCTTTTAACTTTATTAGATGGAAAATCTATTTTTTTAATCTCATCAAGAAATTGATTATTGCGATCAGTTCTATGATCTAAATTAATATAATAAATAATATCAATATTATTATATGATGAATCAAATTGATCAATTTGATCAATTGATTTATAATAATAATATAATAATAATATAAATATTAATATAATTACAATTATTATACCAATCATTATTATTATATTATAAATTAATTTTTATATTATTAATTATTAGAAATGTTTCGCCGAGAAATAAATCGAAGATTTATTTCTCGGCTTAATAATGAGATAAAAATCTTTGATTTTTATCTCATTGTTTCAATAATTAATAATATAATCAATTTTTCAATTAAGTATTAAATATTTATAATTATTACTTATAAATTATATTAATATTTAAAAATATTAATTTTAAATACACTTACTAACTTTTATAAAATAAATATAATTATATAGTATTTTTTATGAAATTTTTAATAATTTTTATAAAAATAAGTGTATTTAGATCTATAACAAATATATTTTTTATTTATCTTTATATACATGAAATAATAATTTTTTAATTTAATTAAAAAAAATTATGTAAGATCCAATAAATAAGCTTGAATTATATGAATTTATTTAAACAAAATTAAATATTATTTATGTTTTTAATTTTTTCATTTTTATAAAAATAAATTACATATTTAATATATTTTTATTTATTTTTACACGTAGGATAGAAATTGTAAGAATGTATGTCCAGCGTAAAAAATCTATGATTTTTTTACGCTAATAAATGAAAAAAGCAAAATTTTTTTTCATTTGTCCTAGAATTGATTTTTTTCAAAGAAAAACAATCGTAATACTAATGTAACTAAATAAATAATATGTTTAAAATTTATTAATTTTTTTTCATATCTATCATTTATTTTTGTTAATTTTTTTAATTTATTAATATAACATTACAAAGACTTTTTTATTGATCCAGATAAAGTGTTTATAAACTCGTTTTTATGAAAATTATCAAAAATTTTATAAAAAAAAATACTTTATAAAAATAATATTAAATAAAATTGTATAATTTTAAAAGTAATAATTAATGAAAGTATTTATTTCATTTTTCATTATTTTAAATAATTTTCAATTGATAAATAATTTCATACACTCATTTTTATGTAAATTATAAATAATTTCATATAAATACTAAACAATCATGTTCATTTTATTAAAGTATATTTTATAAAATAATAGCAGTATATAATGAGCATAGTAAAAATATTTTTAAATATATTAAAAAATATTTTTTTCGGTCATGCTATATAATGACCTGGTAACATACAAGATTTATAGGCGTGTCAAACTATTCGGCATAGGCCGAACACACCACCTATAAATCTTGCATTCATTACATAGGTAGATTCTATGTGAAACTATTGCGATGCATTAACTACTGATGCGCAAAGGCCCTTTAAAAATGGCGAACCAATACGCAACATTATTTAACACATACGCAACTTGCGAGTCCATTGGCCAGAACAGGAAGGCCATCAGCTGAGCGCACTCTTCCACAAACCGGCAAGCATTTGCTTAGGCATACAACGCATCATATACCATGCGCTGTAGCCTTGGCAAGCTCTAAACATTTGCGCTCGCTTATAATTACATACACCACCTGTGTCAACAAACTGTACATTGCTGATCCAGATGGTATCCGGCCGATGGACTCACGGAAAGCCTGCCTTTCACTCCTCGTCAAGCTCAATGTGGTACTCCTGGTTCAAACTGCGGGCAATAGCCGCGAAATGCTCCTGAAAGTCCTCGAACCAGTTCGCAATATTTGCGGGTGCACCATACTCGCTTGTGGCTCGGACATCGCCCAATGAATTCAGGTAGGCCACAAGCTGGCCGCACTCACCCGCGAGACGGAGGGTGATTGCGTAGACATCCAGCGCATCGCACACAATGCGGGTAGGCCTCAACATTTCCATCACCCGGGCGTGCTCATGGATGATGTCACGTGCCATCCTGTTGGCAACCTGTACATTGTTGAGGATAACTGCATCGGCACCAGCAATCATGGCGTCCAACATTCCCACCATGTCGCCGGCGAGAGTTCCCTTGCGGATCATGCAGATGAGAGAGGTTGCAGACTCAGGTGTGAGAGCAAACTCGGCCATGTTGACAGAGTCAGTACTTTGATCACCTGGGCGGTAGAAACTTGCTTACCTAACACCAACTCGACACGGGCTTGAGCCAAAATGGCTACGGTACATGTCTTCTCGCAAATGGCGCATATATCAAATTATATTTTCAATTTTTTATATAAAAAATATGAATACACCCGGTTTTATAAAAATTATCAAAAATTTCATAAAAAATGAAAAATATGTGTAATTTTTACTATGCTCATTAAATATACCTATTTTTAATAAAATAATTAGTACTAGCAAAATTATATAAATTTATTAAATATTATTTTTAAATACATGATTGCGATAAATTTTATAAAATGAATATGATAGAATAGGCATAAAAAAGAATATACATATTCTTTTTTATGCAAAAAATATTTATCAAAGATAAATATTTTTTTATTTTTTATGAAATTTTTGATAATTTTCATGAAAATGAGTGTCATTTATATCTAAGGACTGTTCACCTTTGTCTTATTCAATTAAATATTTATTAAATTGAATGTAATAATAATATACATCTATAGTACGACAGAAAATCAAAGATTTTCTGTCTTAAGATTGTGATAAATCGAAGATTTATCACAATCATACGTTTCATGCTTACGCATGAAACTTAGGATAAATAAAAAATCGAAGATTTTT